CAGTCCGCTCGGCGGTCTGTGCTGTCAGGCTATGGAGGGCCTTGCTAACGGCAGACTTGACCAACTCGGGGTCAATCGTGACGGTCGGCTCGGCTGGCGCAGGGGGCTCAGGGGTGGGCTCAGCGGCAGGCTCAGGCTCCACGGCTACCGGCTCATCCATGGCGCGACCCAGGCCTACGGTTTGGTCGGCGGGGACGCTGACGCTGGAGACCTCCAGGGCCTTCCAGCTGGTGACGTAGAAATCGCCGCTGCGCTCTTCGATGTCGTCAATGCTGTAGGCGAACGAGACGTTGCGCACGATGCCGGCTTCAATATCAACGCGGCGGCGGTGCTCTTCTGTTCCACGTTCCGTAGTGTTTGGGCTCCACCGCACCGTGGAGTACAGACGGCGATCGTCGCCCAGCCAGGCCTTTTCGACAACGCCCAAGACCTTATTGGGGTCATGCCCCCAGAGCCATGGCGCGCCGTCGTTCAATCGCGACAGGTCCATGGCGCCTTGCTCATGCACCAGGATCTCGCGGCCGAAGAATCGCTCTACGGGCGCCTCGCTAGAAAACGAGAATGTGAGCGTTTCGTCGGTCTTCTCTTCCAGCTGCATGCCGCCGGGCAGCTCTCGCCGCTGGGGGCCTTTGAGTTTCGTGAGATCTAGGGTGGAATCCAAGGCCAGACAGTCGCTGGCGTCAGGCTATGGATTGCCTACGCCGCCAGCGCCAACGGAAGTTGACCCACCACGGCGGCAGGGCAATGGCGTTTAATCTTCCGCCAGCGTTGATCCGTGAACCACGGTTGGCGGCGGTACCAAGCCTCAACCGGCGAGGCTTTCTTGCTGGTGTTGCACGTGGAGCAGGCCGGGATGATGTTGCTCGCCTCATCGAGTCCGCCCTTGGTCAGGGCCAGCACGTGCTCAACGGTCAGCCGTTCGTACCCGCGGTTGCGTTCATGCCCGGCATCCACTCCGCAGAATGCACAGCGGTTGCTCCACAGCGCGAAGCGGGCGTCGATTTGCTGCTGCGTGACAGGATGCAGTGCCCGCCTCCTTGCTGCGCGCTTCCACGCAGAACGGCGGCGGCTGGCTTGACGTTCTTTATCAAGGTTGACTTTGCGCCACTGGCGGCAGTATTCACGATGCTTTTCTGAGTTTACCTCTCGATACCGGCGGCAATATTCACGCATCCTGTCGCGATTAGCTTCGTAGTAACGACGGCATCTTTCGCGGTTTTCAGTGGGGTTTTCCAGCCGTTTTTGACGCTTATATTGCCGACACTTCTCGGCGTTTCTAGCGTAGTATAACCGATCTTGCTTGCGCCGATATTCAATGTTTAATCGATAGTAGCGACGGGCGAATTGGCGACAAGCGTCCGCATTTTGCGCATAATAGGCACGTTGAGCAACACGCTTTTTCTCGGCAACCGTCGACAACAGGTGGGTCCTGACTCGGGTGTGAGTCCATCCGACTATCCTGCCGATCTCCCGAATGCCAACGCCACACGCGGCGGCCACTTCTGCCGTGATTTGGTCTTGAACAGTGAACGGCTTGGCCTTTTGCCGCCCAGTCTGCGATACTGATGCCATCGGCCTGTCTCCTCAGGTTGATCACGCCTCAGGGGTTGCCGCCCGCTGAGGCACACCTATTCTACATCTTCTGCGGCAGGCTGGGGCTGAGCTTCCGCATCCTCATCCTCTTCCGGCTCAGGCGGCCCCACCACTGGCTCAGGCGGCTGATCCACGGTCGGCATCAGGCCCAGTGACTCCTTCAGTTCGTTTTCCATGGCGATCTGAGCCATCACCTGCTCAAACTGCTCACCGCTGTATTCAGTGATCAATTCGCTGTGAGATTTGAGTAGCATTGCCTTGGCTTTTTCCATGGCGGAAACATCCTTAACTGGGTCCACCCAGTCCCATGATCTAGCCTGCCAGCGTGGAGCGTTATACCTTTCTGGCCTGGTCCAGTAGTCATTAAAAGCTGGTGACGGCAACTCGCCCGCCAGCATCGCAGCACGTAGCCACTCTTCAAATACGCGCTGGTGGAACACCTCAATGATTGCGCTCTGCACCACCCGCCAGTGATCGCGATCTTCCAGCACGCTGGTGCGCATGCTGCTGTAGTTCGTGTCGCTGAAGTCCTTGCTGATCGTTGCATACGAACACCCGAACCCTGCCGCGAACCGCCGGGTGAGATTCTTGACCACAGCTTGGTATTGGCCATCATCCGGCCCGAAGTTCGGCGGCACCGGAACCTCGCCGGGCTCAAGGATGTTGTAGGCGCCGGGCTCAGTGTTGAATAGCCGTTTGCCATCCTCCACCGCATCACCGGTCAGCCCGGCATCGGGCGTCTGAATCCACCCCAGCGAGTTGGCCTGGACGCGCTTCCTGGTCAGATGCGCCTTTTCGTATTCCGACAGGCCATGCACCGTCGTAATCACCGAAGCCAACCACGGCACCCCACGGTTCTGCCCGATCCGCTCCGGCAGGAACACATGGATCATGTCCGCCGCTGGCACCAGGACGTGCTTCCGCTCCACCCCGCGGCGGTTCAGCCCCAGCTCCACGTCACCAGGGTGGCGGGTCAGGATGGCGTAGCGGGTGGGGCGGCCCCATTCGTTGATCTCGACGCCCAGCCGCCATTCGTGGCCGGGGCGATCTGATACCCCGCTCTTGTCCTCATCGAGCTGGTGCGCCTCGATCAGCTCCAGTGACAGCGGGGTGCGGCCCTGCCCCATCGGCTGCCGCACGATCCTGATCAGGCATTCGCCCGACTCCGGCAGGCTGCCGGCGATCATCATCTCGAAGCCGTGGAAACTCAGCCGCCCCGCCACGTCGCAGGTATCCGGCCGGCAGAAGCGGCGCCAGGCCACCTCCATGATCCGGTTGCGGCGCACGTCCTTCTCGGTGCCGTTCGCCTTCAGGATCTGGCCCTGCATCTGGATCCCACGCGGCCCCACCACGTTGATCTGAGTGGTCCGCTTGGCTTGGCGGGCATAGGGGTTGTCCCTGACCAGTTGGTGGCAGCGGTCGCGCAGCACCTGCAGGCTGACGCGCAGCTCGGCGTCTGCGGATGTGGTTGGCGCCACCAGGTCATGGAGCAACCGGTTGCGCCGGGCGCCCTCGAACATTCGCTGGCCCTGCTGCCGGCCGTGCCGAGTGGTCAGGATCTGCCGCTGCAGCCAGGATCGAACACCCATCAGCCCACCCCCGTGAAGCGCACATAGAGCCGGCGCGGATCGCCGAGGCCTTGCGCGATCATCTCGGCGCGTTGCTCGCGGGCGACTTCAGCCTTGAGGCGGTCGCGCCATTTGATCAGCTCCGCCAGGTCGGCGCGGACCACCTTCCGGCCACCGTTGCCCAGGCTGCCGATCTGGTACTCCTGCGCACCCGTGGTCAGGGCGCGGATGGCCTCTTCAACCGCCTCCAAATCTTTCTGCGCCTGGCTGCGATCATCGAAGGCGCCGGGTGTGCCGCTGAATGCCAGGCTCTTGCGGACGGTCAAACTGCCGCGGCCAGTGGTGAGCGGGGCGCCGCTGACCGTGGAGACGATCTGCAGCTCCCAGCTGCCAGAGGTCATCGCCGCGGTGGTCTGCGCGGTGAGATTCACCCGCCAGCCGTCGTCCGTTTCGGTGGCCACCGCCTCGATACCGGCGCCAGCTGCTGCAGCGCGGAACCACACGCGAACGGCAGTGGCGTCGGGGTGGACGCGGGATTCGACCCAGCTGGTTAGATCGCCTTGGTAGAGCTCCAGCGGTTGGGTCATTTGAGCACCGTGAAACTCCGGGCCTTTCGTGGCGCGGCCTGCTGGTCTAAGGCTACGGAGGCCGCCAATTGCGCCGCCAGCTGGTCCCACATGGTGGCGCGGTTGTATCTCCGGCTCACCAGCTGCATCGCGGCATAGGCGTACCGGGTGCAGTCCCCCGCCTCATCCCGCATTCCGGTCGGGCAGTCCCAGTGGTATTCCCGGCCACGGCTGCCTTTCTTTGGCATGCGCTTCCACGGGAACAGCTCCGCTAGGAACTGATCGGTCGAGGCCTCGCCCAGGTGCAGATACCCAGGCCCGGGGAGCTCGTTCCGCAGCCGGCCCTGTAGGTGCGAGACGCTCGTTTCGTACCCGACCCGATACAGCAGCAGGCCTTTTTTCTGCACCGGCTGATTCTTCCGGTTGATGTCCACCGGCGTGCCGCGGCCCACCAGTGGCTTGCCTTTGGCGCCATCACCACGCACCGGCACCCACAGGCCGCCCTGCTTTCGGCACCAGTCCCTGATCTCCTGTGTCGAGTGGCCGCCTTCGTCGATGGCACCCATCGCCAGGGGCACCTCAGCACCATCCTCCCGCCGCCATTTCGTCGCGGCGATCCGCTCCAGTTGCTCCAGCGTTTCCTTCTGCTGCGGGTCGCCGTCGATCTCCCAGTGGCCCAGGTGCCAGCCCTCCTCGCTGCGGCCCCAGCCCCACACCGTCACCACCACCCGCTCGTCAACCGATCCGCCGCCGCCCTGGGTGTCCACGCCGATCGTCACCATCAGCACGCCATTGGGCACGGTCCCGGCCGGGTAGCCGTTGCCGCCCTCGATGTTCTTGCGCCGCTCCGCCAGCCCGTCGCAGGTGAGCTTGCCGGCGATGCTGTCTTCCCAGGGGATCCCCAGCACGGTGTTGTGGTAGGTATGCATCGGGTCGGTATCACCCCGGCGCATTGCCTCCAGTGCTTCCTGGTACTCACTGATCAGCTTCGACCACACCGCCCCGGCGTGGTAGCTGTACGCCGCCCAGATGTACTGGCTCTCAACTGCCG